ACTAAGAAGTTAGCTCCACCTCTTAAAGTTTTTTGGTGAATTTTGTTAGATACTTTTTGGATTTTAGTTCCTAAAGTTCCGAACCATTGACCTTGAGTATTGTAGAAATCTGTTGATGCAGCAGTTCCTGCAGACCAAGCTGTTCCTGTCCAAGTTTTGTTGTTTCTAGCTGACCATCTTTCAGTTGTAGCTGCATCTTGGATCAACATATCTAATAATTCTAAATCGATCTCCATAGAGATATATTCAGATAATAAAGATGTTAATTCTGCTTCAGCATCAATTGAATGGTAAGCGTTTAAGTCTTGTGCGAACTCTGGAGTCCATTGTGCTTTTAATTTTCTTGTTTTAGCAACAATTGCCTCAGAAGCTAATTGAACGTTGATTTCTGGTATTTTTAAAGTACCTGTAGTATCTTCGAAGTCACCTCTTGAGTTATCAGCTGGTTGTTTTTGGTAGTTGATAGTAGCTGTTACTGTAGCAGCTGCTCCAATATTACTAGATACGAAAGCAACATAATCTCCTGCTGCTGATGCAGAGTAGAAAGTTAATTCTGGGTTAGTAGTAACATCTAAAGATGCTGAGAATAATCTGAATGCTCTAATACCTTTAAAGTCAGCTCCTGCTAAACTTCCTGTTCCAACTGGAACAATTCTGTAAGATGATGGAGCAACACCGTCTTGGTATGCAATAGAAGCTGAATTAGCGGCTGTGTGAGTTATCGCACTTGGAGTAACTGATGCAGAGTTGATTGAGTAACCAAATTTACCTGCTCCATATAAACCTCCTGATACCTCTTCGTCAACTGTCATTTTATCTCCTGCAGTAGATACGTTACCGTACATGTTTTCTCCTGCTGCAAATCCTCCAGTGTTAGTTCCGTATTTGAAATCTAAATAGAAAATAAGACCTGAAGGTAAGTTCATTGGTTGAACAGAAACGAAATCTTTAGAAGCGATTTGAGCGAATACTTTACGTACTAATGGTAAAGCTACTCCAGCCCATTGCTCACCTTGTCCAGCTGAGAAAGAAGCTCCTCCTGAATTTGTTGAAGATTGTTCTGATACTAATTGTTTTGCTTGATTCTCAAGAATCATAGCCATGCTATTTTTTTCGATTTCATTAGAAATACCTTCTAATAAACCGGTAGCGCTCCATTTACCAGCTAAACGAGCAGCATCTGCTTGTAAAGACTTGTAATTGTTAGAGCTCTCTAATAATTGATTTAATTCCATTTGTTTAATTAAATTTGTTTTTTGTTATTATTTTATAATTCCTGCTAATTTTTGCCATCTAGCTACTTGTTCAGATACTTCAGAAATAATTTCTTTTTTACCTGCAGTTGCTGCAGTACCTGCTGCTGAAGATGCAAATGATTTGTGTTCTTTAATTGTAGCTGGTTTAGCAACTACGTTTTTAGAAACTGTTTCGAAAACTAATTTTACTTCTTTTACTGTTTCTGCTTTGTCAAATGCTGCAACAACATTTACTTTTTGAGATTCAGTTAAGTTGTTTGCTTTGAATACTTTATTTACATAAAGTAATTTAGCGTTTAGAAGGTTAACTTCTTGTAGTTGAGTTCTTAATTCTGCTACTGTTTCTAAAGCTTCTTCTAATTCTTCAGTTGATTCTTCCATTCCTGGACCTTTTCTTGGTACTCTGTTGAAGCCCATATCTATTTTTCCTTGTAAACCTAGCTTGTCAGCTAATTTTGCAAAACCAAACATTCCTGGAAGTGCTAATACAGCGGTTAATTTATTTGGATCATCTTGGAAAAATTTAGCGATTTCCATACCTGCATCTACAAGTGCGTTTTCATTTAAAGTTCCTTCCAATTTAGGTCCCATTCCGCCTGGTTTGTTCATACCTGTATTTACTTTTCCAATTAACCCTAATTTGTCTGCTAATTTAGCAAAACCTACCATTCCTGGAAGTGCTAATACAGCGGTTAACTTATTTGGATCATCTTGGAAAAATCTAACAATTTCCATACCTGCGTCTACAATTGGATTCTCATTCAACTCTTGAGTTGATTCTTCCATTCCTGGACCTCTTCTTGGTACTCTATTGAATCCCATGTCTACTTTTCCAATTAACCCTAATTTGTCTGCTAATTTAGCAAAACCTACCATTCCTGGTAGAGCTAATACTGCAGTTAATTTGTTAGGATCGTCTTGGAAAAATTTAACAATTTCCATACCTGCGTCTACAATTGCGTTTTCGCTTACTGGTGCTTCGTCTTGGTCCATTTCTTGTAATTCTGCTAATAATTCGTTGATATTGATTTCTTCTTCTTCAGAATCCATTGCTACCATATCTTCTTCTCCTTCTGGAGCTTCTTCACCTGGTATCTCTTCTTCAGAACCTTCTTGACCAATTTCTTGAGCTACGATATCTCTAACTAAGTCTTTGAATTCTTCAACAGACATGTTTTCAAGATCTAACTCTTCTTCTTCGGCTTCTTCGCCTTCTTCTTCAGCTTCTTCACCTTCTACTTCTTCTCCTTCTTCTGTCTCTACCTCTTCTTCTTCAGCTTCGTAGATGTTTTCGTTTTTTACGTTCTCATCTTCTTCCTCACCTTCTTCCATTTCTTGTAGCTTTTGAGCAAGCATTTCTTTCAAGTGTGGAGTCAATGATTCTTCTAGAGCTTCTTTAGCGTTGGTAATTGCAGCTTCACGAATAGTTTTAGCTTCGGCAATTGCTTGCTTAAATAAATCTTTGTTTGACATAATTTGTGTTTGTTTGTCGTACGTCTATTGTAGTGTGTGAGACGTAATAATATTTTACTTTATAGTAGATATCACATAAGGATCGTGATATATTCTTAAATAAATATACATATATTTTCAAAACATAAAAAACCCACCTTTATGGGGTGGGTATGTTCTTATTTTAAAAGTCTTCTTATATAAGTTAAAATGTCTCGTCTTGCCTGAGGGATATCATTTGATACTGTCATAGGTCCGTTTTTCCACTCTTCCCAAGCTGATGTTAATAGCCATACTGCCTCTTCAAAGCCAGGTCCCATTACTTCTACATACCCTTCACTTTCTTGAATTGCAGATTTTTTTTCATCCAATCCAAACGGCTCTCCTAGTACAGAATGAATTACATTTCTAAAAGTTTTTTGCATTTCTGTCTGCATTACTTGCATTACTTGTTGCTGTAATTCTGGACGGTCTTTTAGTATTTGCATTTTACCGTTTTGTCCGCTATGGTACATTGCACTTAGTTGCATAAACACCTTTGGAGAATCTCCTTGTTCGTTATCATCTATTATCTGTAGAGATATTGATGGTATATCGTCAAGCTGTTCTTTATCGTCTAGGGTAGCAAATTCTACTTCTTCTTTTAGAAACTTAGCTTGCCATTTATGTATATCAAAATTACTTTCCATTATGCTCTTAATATATTGTTAATAATAGAATCTAACTTATCGTATTTTCCTACTGACTGTTTTCCTTCGTTTAATGAAATAGGATTCATGAAAGCTCCTTGTGTAGAAGGATTAGAAACGAAATCCCAGCATACTAATTCGAAGTCTGGTTGAACCATTAAAGTTCCTTCGTTTGTTTGTGATACTGATCCTGTTCCTCTTGAAGAGATTCCAATTGTATGACCTCCTCTTAATATTTCTTTTACGATATTTCCTGAAGGTGTGTTTAGTAATTCTACTTTACCCATTAAATCATCTCCATTCCACCATAAGTCTTTCACAACGTGTGAAGCATTCTTTAGAGATACAATTGCTGATTCTGGATGATCTAATTCTCCGTAAGCATTTCCTACTTTAACAAAATTTTCTATGTAGTTTTGAACTTCTTTTTCAAGAATTCTTCTTTCATAAACTCTTCCGTTTTGGTTCTTTGCTCCTGCTCTTTGCATAATACCTGTTACTTCAAAAACACCTGGTTTGGTTTTTGATTCGGTAAGCATTCCTTTAAAAGGAGTTACATTTATTAATAGTGGATTGTTCATTACAATAAGTCTTTTAATGATTTTGATTCAAATAAATCTTCACCATCAATTAAAGGATCCGAAAAGTTTTCATCACCATAATCAATATCATCTTCTCCTCTTGTAGCATTAAAGATGTGCTCTAGTTCTGCTATATCCTCTACTGGTCCAAATTCATCTTCTACAGCTTGTACAAAGTGTTCGAATCTATTATGTTCTTTAGCTATTTGGTAGATGTCTCCCATTGCTGATTCGTCTACATTATCTCCTGCATACATTTCGTAAATGTCCTCTTCATTCTCCATTAATGCTTTTTTAATTAGGTTTTTAATACCTTCTTTTAAAACACTTTCAGATAAGTTTTGTTTTTTGTTTTGTTTATCAGCGTATTCTTTAGCATCTTCTTTTGTAGCAAATCCTTTTACTCTCTTTTCACCTTCCCAAACAGCCCATGGTTCTCCTTTGGTTTTACAAGGTTTCACAGTGTATTTGTCATCTGGATTTTTAGAATGATCTTCTTTCAAGTCTTTTATTTTCTTCATTCCATTGAAAGTGTCTACAGTATTTTTTGCTGTAGCATCTACCATTTTATCATGAAGATCTACTTTTGGATTAACTCCTGCTAATTGATTTGTATAGAAAATAGAATCTTTTGCTAAGTTTTTAGATACTTTTGCTAATGCTTTTGCATATTCTTCCGCTGTTGGAGTTCCATATACTTCCATTACTTCCAATTCAACTCTTAAACCTCTTAAGATTTGTTCGTATGGATACTTATCCATCTCATTGGTTGGTTTGTATCTGTAGTCTGTTAAACTATTTTTAGTAAGTCTAGCTTCTTCGATCTTAACGTCTGAGATCATTCCTTTGTTTTTAAGGATTTGAACAGCATCATCGTATCCGTTGAAACGAGTTACGATATTTGGGTGTTGCATTCTAGCTTCTACTAAAAACTGATCTTTAGAGAATTTTCCCTCTTGAATTGCGTTATATTTTTCTTGTAAAGTTCTCATATTATTTCTTTTTGTGATCTGAGGAGGTTTTTGATGTTTTCTTTGAAGAATTTTTTGGTTTGTTTACTACTTCCATTCCTAATTTTTCTGATATTTTAGTGGCATCATGGTTATACAGTCCTTCTTCTGTTGTAAAAGCATATGGTGCCTCGTAAGCACTTGCTCCTTCCTCGTGTAAGTAGGTAACCATCTTTGTATGTGAAGGCCTTTTAGGTCTTTTAACTGTTTTATACCCTAGTTTTTCAAGATACTTAGTAGCTTTATTCTTCCCTGTTCCTTTTGAAAAAGCATAAGAAGTAGCGTATTGCTCTCCTGCTCCAGGTGTGAAAGAAGCTCCTGTACCTGTTGTTGACATTTCA